TATAAAGAATGATATGTTTGGTTCTGAATCAAACTGTGAATCGTTTGCCTATACGATACTTGATGCATATTCACAGTTTGATTCCATCATAGAACTATCTGTTAAGGGTGATCCAGCCCTACAGTTAGGTGATATAATATGGGTAGATACAAGAAAGATAGTTGGTCAATTCCAGATAACCAAGATATCTAACTCCATAAACCCTCGTGGTGTTACTCAAGTGATAAAAGCTAAACGATATGACCCAAGGTTTTGGTTTATTCTGGACATCTCACAACTTAATGGTACAGAGGTCTTGGCACCATAATGGCAATAACAACAAAAACAAAATATGCTGGTCAACAAAGCACATCTGTTCTAAGTGGTCAACTTCGTATTGAAGATGGTAATGGTAGAATGGTACTTTACGATGGTACCCATTATCGTATGATAATTGGACTGCTTCCTGATGGTACTGTTGGTGTAGTTATTTCTAAACCAGGCATTGATGTATTCTCGGCGTTTTCATGAGTGTAGATGATTCAAAGCTAGCTTATAGTAGTCTGTGGGAAATAGACCAGCTTATCAGCACAAATGATGTAGCTGTTGGTTCTGGGGTCAGCACTGTATTTAGTTATGCTTCATTAGGAGTGGCTACTAATCCTGTGTATGAAGTTTACTTTAAGCCAGCTGGTGATACAAAATGGTACAAAGAAGGTGCATTTTCAACAAATGGGAGTTATCTTACTACAGGCTCTACATTCTTCTCATATACAAATGGTAATTCTATAGTAATTAGCACATCTGTTTCTGGAACAGCAAGATATTTTCTATGGCAGGATAAGGTTGATTACTAATGACTGTTGATAATAGCAAACTGGCCTTTAGTAGTGCTTTTAGGTATGAACGTATTGCCCTAAAGGGACATGCCAGCTTTTCAATAGGAAGTTTTGGATTCCAGACCTATACAATCGTTCATGGGTTAGGATACGCACCTTATGTAAAACTATACTATGGATTTGGAGATGGTAAGATATATCCCATGTTTGCAGGAGCTGCTAGCTATGCCATTGGTGGTAACCAATTCCAGGTAGATGATATTAGTGTAGGTACACAGAGTATTACTATTCAAGCTGAGAATAATGATACACCAACTATTAACTTTACTGTTTACTATAGGATATACAACGAGCCACAAACATGAGCACTGATTATACAAAGTTTCAAATGTCCAGTGAAAGAAGTTCCCAGAAGGTTCTTCTTCAGGGCACGGGTACAATAAATGTTCCTTCATTATCATCTGCTGGAGAAGTTTGGTCAACGGCTACAATACCTCATGGTTTTGGCTCAGATAAGTTACTAGCCCAAGTATCAACTCTTGGTGTTGACCCATCTCCACAGATGATACCTTGGCAATCTAATGACGGAAGAATTGTTCAATGGTTATCTATTGACTCAAAAAATCTTTACATAACCGTCAACTCTAATGACTCTTCCGGTTTTGGTAGTCCAGGATTTAGTGTAACCTATCATTATAGGATATTAATACCTTAAAGAGATCAAAATTAACAGAGGCTTAGTGTATAATATATAGTATTAGACAGATTCAGAACATGTTCTGTTTCAACACTCCATTAAGTATAAACAAGAGAAAAACAAAAACATATGTCACTACCAAACCCAGGAATGGACGCCGTACCATTCACACCTTTAACGGCAGAGTTCTTAGATGATATGATCGAAAATATTGAGTCTTTGAGCAGTGGAACTGGCTTTGCAAATAATGCAATTGGTGCCAGTAAATTAGCTACAAGTGCTATTACATTAGGGTACGCACAGATAACCAGTGACTTTGGTACAACTAGTGGTACAGCTGTTTCAGCAGGTCTAGGTGTTACCGTGACTATACCTAGTGGGGGAAGAAAAGTAAGAATAACGGCTTTTTCTAGCTATCTTTCATCTTCTAGTGCGGTTACTATCACAGATATGACATTGTGGGATGGAACCGTAGCTAGTGGTACGCAATTAGCTCTCTGTCGTACAACTAGTGGTGGTTCTAACTATGCTATACCAGGTATCGTATCAGCAATAGTAACCCCATCCGCCGGTTCTAAGACATATAATGTTGGTGTTAGCAATATTGGTGGTGGTACTTCAACTTTGCACGCATCCTCAACTTCACCAGCATATATTTTAGTAGAAGCTATATAGGTAAGGTGAAGTATGAAACAATATGCAGAACATGATAGGATAGGCATTTGTCACGCCTTAAGGGGTGATGACATGTATACAGCAGTTTTCTCTGGAGGATATCCATATCTAAGAGATGGGATGGTTGTTCGTTCAAATAGTAAGGCTCCTATCTACTCCTATGGAAAGAATTACGAAAAGGATGGAACTAAATTTGCTTTCTTTATCTGGACAACAGAGAGTGATGAATCTAAAATAACTCAACAATTTGAACAATCATTAGATGAGGTAACTGATCAACAGTTATCACAGGTTAGTGGCAACGGTTCTTTCTGTTACATTGATGAGTAGAATATGTCTGTAACCAATCCAATTATAACTATAAATGGTGTAGCTCTATCAACCGGGGAACTGGCTGAATATACCCTCTCATATAACAAACTGTGGAAAAATGCAAACAGAAATATGAATGGTGATATCAATGCCACTATGATAGGTGTATATCCTAATATAAGTGTTGTAACTACTGTACTAGATTTTGCTAAGGCCGAGGCTCTTTCATCTGCTATTAATGCTGCCTTTTTCTCAGTATCTTATTGGGATACACAGACAAGTTCAATCAAAACAGCAAGATATTATGCTGCCGACCATGATGTTAAACTTACAAATGAATGTAAATATGGTCAAGTGACAGTTCAGTTAGTGGCTGTTAGTAAAGCTAGTTACATCTAGTATAATTAAGAGAGAATAAGATGGAAAAGAAAAAGATAATAAGAAATGGGAAGAAAGTCACTCTCATTAAGCTTGAAGGTGATACTAATTGGCAATTAGTGGAGAAAATCGATGACTAAGATAGAACGTGGTTCATTTACACCTAGTGGTACAACACCGTTCAACACGACGGTGTTATTTAACGATTCTACACTTCTTGCGGATGTTATAGAGTTTTCTAATGGTCCTTCAACTATTGGAAGTGATGCTATTGCACACAGCAGTAATGGTCTTATGACACCTACACAACAGACTTCTAAAGCCTTCATTTATGGTAACAATACTGTTGGAGGAAAAACAGAACAAGTTAATAACAAGTGTCTGCTTCACTACAATTTGTCAGGTGGGGCGATAACAAAAGTCCTACAGGGTAGTCGTAACAGTATGGCTACAGCGGGAGAGTTTACCATAACTATTGACACTCTTAGTGGATCACAACCAATATACTTTGTAGCAACACAATACTAATATGCCAAAAAAGACGCAAGAAGAATATGAACAACCTGCAAAAGTCTACCAGCTTGAAGCGCTATCAGATAAGGTAGACAATTTCACTGTGCAGGCTAATCAAGAGTTTCTAGATATTAAGGAAAGCTTAAAGACCTTACTACTGAAGTCAGAATCTCAGGTTACACCTCAGCAGATGAATGATAATATTCTTGCACTTGATAAGAAATTTCAGTCTTCACTAGATGGAGAAGTAAAGAAAATTCACCTTGTATACAGCCCTGTTAAGAAAAATATATCAAAAGCAATCTGGTTAATCGTTGGAACTATCTTTGCCGTTATAGGGCAGTTGGTAATACTAATTATAACTCTCCAAACGAAGAATTGACTCCCCATGAAAAAAGAAAAACTGCTCCTTGCAACGGTGATAATGTTAGCGTTCGCCTTCATAATTAGTTTAGGTATTCTATTCTACTACGTTACACATACCAACGATATAACCTCAAATGTAAGAAGCAGTGTACAAGAAGAGTTAAAAAAGTATAACTTACCTTCTGATAAGGTTTCAGTAGATGATTCTAAGGTCATATTATCTATAGCTCGTTATTGTGAAGCTAATAATGGTTGTAGAGGACCACAGGGTATTGCTGGTTTTACTATTCAAGGTCCGCAAGGTATCCAGGGTATTCAAGGACAGCCAGGAATACCCGGTCCACAGGGTATTCAAGGAGCACAGGGAATTGTTGGTGCAGATGGCAAAGATGGAATTGATGGCAAGGATGGTAAGGATGGGCAATCAATAGTTGGACCACAGGGAGAAAAGGGTGAGCCAGGACCTAAAACAGAACGTCGCTGCAATGCGGAAGAACGACATATGGAATGGCGTAATGTGGGAGATGAGACTTGGCAAGTTGAGTATAATCTTTCACCTTTGCAGACTTGTCCAACAGGAAGTTAACTATGAAAAGAATTAAAACAAATTTATCATTAATAATTATACCGTTAATAATTCTTATACTAGCAAGTGAGCTTAGCTTGATAGCAGTTACGATTATTAACCAAAATGCTAGTCAAAGACAGCGTGATCGTAATCGTGAGACAACCTTGACTGTATTACGTGAGTCGTACTCACAAAAGTGTCTATTGCTAGTTCCTAATGGACAACGCATACCAGCAACAGTAGATAAATGTGATAAAGAAGCACAAGCCAAAGTTAATAAAATCCAATAGTGTGAGATAATATACATATGGCAAAAAGTTTAGAAGTTTGGAAGAACCAAGTATTTGGTGAAACGATTGACTTAGATAATCAGAGCTTTGACTGCGTTGATGTAAGTAAGAGCTGGATTGTCTATTTAACTGATGTTCGTTGGCAAGATAGTGCTGGTTGGGGAAATGCTAAAGATATCTATTCTTATTGGTCTAGTGAATATTTAGATAAAATACCTCGTGGTAATGCACCAAAATTAGGTGATATCATTGTTATGAACGGTACTATTGGTGGTGGTTATGGTCACACAGGTGTTGTAGTTGGTATTGATGGACAAAATGTTACCATTTATCAACAGAATACTTTTACACAGCAGCCTGTTTACACTGGTGTATACAATGCTTATGCCTCATATATAACAGGATTCTTGCGTCCTAATGAAAATGCTCCTTTCACTATTGATGCCGTGCAGGTAGTACAGCCTTATCAACGTGTAGCCTCTTATGCGGCTAAGTATCGTGATGCACCTAATTCAAATGCTAATCTACTAGATACATTTGCTGATGGAGAGTCATATGACTTTAAGGGCTTCATACATGGTGAAAATGTAGATGGTAATGATATATGGTTTGTTGGTCGTTATACAGGTGGATATGTTTGGAGTGGTGCATTTAAAGATACGGGAACACATGATCTTCCAGATCTTACACCTACGATATCACTTCAGAGTTTTCAGAGACAGGTTGGTAATTCAATTATTAACTATCGTAGAGAACCTAAAGTCATGCCAGACAATGTTATCAAGACATTCAACCCTGGAGAAATCCTTGATTTTGATGCCTGGACACATGGTGCTCTTGTAGATGGAACAGATGTTTGGTTCCGTGGGAAATACACACAAGGTTGGTCACATGCTGGAGGATTTACAAACCAAACAACAGATGGCTTAACAGAAGTTAAACTGGAAACTGTACCTGTCCCAGCAGAACCAATCTTCCCTGCACCCACCTCTGATCCTGAAGTTACAAGAGTCTACAATAAGAAGCACCCACTTGCTAGTGGTTATGCACCTACTGACCTTGTTAGTGTTGGTGGTGGACAGACTCTTCGTAAAGAAGCGGCAGATAGCTTAAAACTTATGCAACAACAGACTCAGACATTAATATGTGCATCTGGTTATCGTAGCTATGCTACACAACAAGCTGTTTATGCAAATGAAGTCGTAACTGTTGGTCAAGAACAAGCAGATCGTGAAAGTGCTCGTCCTGGATACAGTGAGCATCAAACTGGTTTAGTTATGGACTTTAGTCCTATCGAAGCCTCATTTGAGAGTTCTTCCGCCTACACATGGCTCACAGTTAATGCTTACAAATATGGGTGGATTCTTCGTTATACTGCTCCAAAAGAAGCCGTTACGGGTTATATGAGTGAACCTTGGCACTGGCGCTATGTTGGTGTAACTGTTGCAACAGATATGCACAATAAGGGAATCTTGACTCTTGAAGAATACTTTGGTGTTGAAGGTGGTGGCTATAAAACAGAACCACCTGTTCCTACAGACCCAACTCCAGTGGAGCCAAATGACCCAACAAAGAATCCACTATTCGCAATATTTGAGAATATTGTTAAGTTCTTAAGTGACATCATTACTAAACTAAAAAAGAAATAAAGGAAAACTATGACATTTTTTACAACTAAATTCTGGGCTGATGCCGCAGAACGTGCTACCAAAACAGTTGCTCAAGCCTTACTGGCTCTACTTGTAGTGGGAGATCAAGCACTTAACATCCTGACTGTTAACTGGACACAAGCTCTTGGTGTTGCTGCTGGTGCAGGATTGATCTCTGTCTTGATGAGTGTTGTTACAGCTAGTGTTACGTCTAGTGACTCAGCATCTCTTGCTGTTAAGACAATGCCAAAAGGATAACTTTAAAACGGTAAGTTATCAGAGTCTGGGACTTTGTTCTCGGACTCTTTTGTTTCTACATAGAAGTGCTTTGTGAACTCTGACTTGTACTTCTTTAACTTCTCTACTAGTAATGGACCAACATTTGCTCCGGCAACAATACCTAGTGGAAGGTTAAAAATATGAAATAAGTCATCATCCTGGAAGTCTGCCTTATCTATTCTTCGTTTTTCCATCCAAGCTTTATCACGTTCACTAAATTCAGCACCAACCTTGGCTTCAAACTCTTCAACTGACAAGTTACCAAACCTTATCTCCATCATGCAAACTTTAGATATTTAGGATTAGTAGCCTGAGCTTCACTGTTTTGACCATACATAACAAATATATATTTATCATTCCAGCTACGAATACGACCAGGTATTTTATCACCAACACCATCAGTGAAGATTACTTGATGACCAATTTCATCATTTGTAAGCTGTAATATGTCAATCATACTGTTAACTCCAACTTTTCCCATTCTTTATTAACATAGATATCATAGTCAGTCTCACGTAAGTCCTTAATGAACTTATCTACATTACCCTCACATTTGATAAAAGAATACGCCAAAACTTTTGTACTTGTTGGTCCACCACGTCCTCCTACTCGCATAGCTAACCAATCAAACACTCGATAACGAGCTATCTTAAGGTCAAATATATCTTGACGGTATTCATCACCAAAGAAATCAATAGTGGCGATAATAGTTTCTAATTCGTCTGGTTTTAAGTTATTAGCTACACCATGATGGCGAGTATCTTTTGTACCAAGAGCCATAACTTTCTGCCAGGTAGTTTGTTGCTTTGGTTTTGGCATTATGCTTTCTCTATTTCCATTTCAAATTGTAAGTGCCATACCAGTAAACTAATACGTTGGAGTTTTACATTAGTAATTATCCCAGTATTTTTGTTAGTTGCCATTTCACGCAGATAACGACCACAAGTTCGACGAGTATTGACTACTGATATTGTTACGTTATTCATATAAGCCTTTCATTACTTATGAACTTAAGTATGCTCTTTTTATGTTAAAAACACAAGCCCAATCTTGCATAAAAAGAAGCTTTGTTTTGTACTAAATAAGCGTATAATTAAAAGTACGATTTCAAAAAATAAATGGTACTTCCCGCAAGTCGGGATGTCTTATTCTTAGCCCTCAAAAAAGGAGATAAAATGCTAACGATCTATACTACAAATACCTGTGCATACTGTGTTATGGTTAAGAAGTTTCTTGATATGAAGAAGGTTAAATATGAAGTAGTCAACTTAGATCAGAATCCTGAGAAGAGACAAGAATTATTTGCTAAGACCAACGCCATGACAGTTCCTATAGCTGAATTAGGTGGAGAATATGTTATAGGTTGGAATGTTGGCAAGTTAAACCAGCTGATTGCCAATGGGGCAGTTTAATATAGAGTTCGAGATTAGACTAAAACAAATCCAAAAAGCGTTAGAAAAGCAGCATAGTATTAATAAGTAGTTCAGCTATACATCCTAATTTGTCCTGAGACACACATACAGCCCGTATGACGGGCTTTTGTGCTATAAACGGTAACATATACGTTTATAAAGTTAGAAGGGCTTACAGAGCCTATTTTATTGCATTTTCTATATAGGTGATAAACTCACGTAGTGAATCGGAGTTCTGCCTCCAAGCAAATTCCTTTGCCATGTCAACAAGTTTAACACTGGTTAAAGAAGGAAATTCTTTAAGTTCAACTACTGCTTTCTTGGTAGCAACAACTCCAGCTGCAACTTCTGATGGTGTGGGAACTACATTCGTATGTGCTGGTGACTTTATCTTGATATCTTCTAAGACAGTCTATACTTTACGAAAACATGCAGCTGGGGCATGTGAAATGATACCATTCTTTATCATGCTCTTAATAAATGCCGCTCCATGAGCATAGCCTTTTGAAGTAGCATTGGGATCAAAGCCAGCTGCTGCAATTAGTTCTTGTTTTGTAGCTTCATTACATTCAGACTTACGAATGTAGTCTTTGACCAACTCTTGACGGAGTTTGTATTCATTTTCTGCTGAGAGTGCTGGGTTATCCAGTCTTCTTCTAGTTTCTTGGCTGATTACTACTTTACTTGCGATCATTTGATAAGCCTTTCTTTAACTTATAACAGCAATTATGCTCTTTTTTGATTAAAAACACAAGCAAAAAAATAGCGCCCGAAGACGCTACTCTTTACCACCAGTGTTGGGACAACCATACATTGTAAGCTGCTTCCCAACTACCGTACCTATTTACTGCGTAGGAAGTGAAAAAACTATTCTGGCAAGCATAATCCATGTTAGGACAAGCTGCTGTAAGTTTAGAAGCAGGACAAGCTTGACCTATCCCCGTACAACCTTCACTATTTGTTGCAGTCGTTGAGCATGAAGATTCGTGCATATAGATGTAGTGGGCATACTGGTTGTCACCACAACCCTCAACAGTTACTTCTGATAATGAAGCAGCACTTACTTTTTGTGTAGCAGTAACCTTATTTGCAGTTTCTTCTGCAACTTTTGCCAATCTTGCTTTTTCATCAGCTCTTGACTGTAGCTGCTTTTGGAGATTACTTTGCTCTTGTTTGAGCTTTTCCTTCTCACTATTCAGCTTGTTTATTGTTTCCTGGTCTGATGAAGACTGTGCTTCGAGCTTAATGTTGAGTTGTTCATATTCAACATTTACACTTTTTAACTTAGCCTCCGTCGATTGCAATTTAGGAACTTGTATATCAAGTTCCTGCTTTGCAATCCCGCTGTTAAAGGCATATAACGTAAACACTGTGATGGTTACGAATCCTGTAATAGCTAAGGTGATCTTTGCTAAACGCATAATCCGCTGGCTTTCAAGTATCGGGAAGTTCCACCAGCTTTTGTTTCCTTATTTAAGTATTTTAGAAAATGCTACGAACGCAATGACTAAGTCAAAGAGTCCGGCAGGGGCGATTAAAATCTTTGGAGCAAGTTCACGACCTGTACCTCCAAATATTACCACTGTTCCATAGGCTATACTTCCAAACACTAAGAGCAACGCTACACCAAGTATACCACGAACAAACGTAGATTTGGCTTCAGGAGCTGTCTTTTTGTCTGTTTTTTGACTATCTTCTTTTACCATTTATTTTTCCTTTGTTAGTTGATATTTTGGTCAGTCAACGATTGCAATTATGCTCTTATTTTATAGAAAACACAAGCGTTTTGTCAAGATTGTGCATCACGCAATTGATTTTTCAATCTGTTAATCCAACGTGGAATTGATGGTAATTTTGTCTCGTTAGAATCCCAAGTAAGCTTATTATTTGAACCAATTCTGACTACATAATCTTTGCCTTTGTTTGTCCAAGTAACAAGGTAGTCTTCACTACTTGGTTCAACCTCTGCCAGAACACAACCACGATAATGGTCCGGAAGTACATCTTCCCATTGCTCAGCTGTATACCGTGTTTTAATACCATCATTACGATTCCAATGGTTTATTAACTGTATCCAGTATTCCTTACTGCCTAAATATCCTACACCAAATTCATCACCTTCAGTATTATCGTAAGCATAGTATTGTATGTGCGAATCAAACATTATTTTATATCCTTATATATTTCTTTGAGTGCCAGCCAGACATCTGTTAAGAAGTTTTTTGCCTTGACTTTTACCTTTTTAGTTATGGATGGTTTCACCTTACCAGCAGTTGGACTAACATACTTTTTGGGATGATTATCTTCCATTTTTAGTTTTATCTTTTTTAATGTATTCTTTTCCATTTTGTCTCCCGTTCATAACCATTATGCTCCTACGGGCGTGAAAGCACAAGCGGTTTAAGCTCTTGATATTTCCATTTGCATCTGCCTGTAAATATTTATAATATCAACTAACTCCTGTAACTTTTCTGGCTTAGGAGTTGCTAAAACTAAATGTGAATCATCAAAAGCTTTAATCTGAAATGTTTCTTGGGAAGAAGGGAAGATGACTATAATTGACTTGTGTTTGTATTTGTCTATTCTAACTACCACACCAACACCCAATTTCTTCAAGTTCCCAGCTGTAGTTGGTTGAACCGTGTTGCCTATTTTTATGTCTACCATATTACCAAGAAGTATGCGCTTAAGCTTTTAAAAACACAAGTCAATTTTTAATGCTTGTGTTTTATTTTTGGTTGATGTATAATATAAATATGGCTGCAAGAATGACAGACACAACAAAGCGTACCGTGATAGCGGCTTCTTTCGCTGTAGCTGTGATTACTGCAATCACAATAGCAGTCGTTCGCGGAGGCAAAGCCAAACAGTAAACCCTTGTATTTTTAGCATAAGCAAAAGTATAAGGGGCGCAGAGTCCCTTTTTTAATATAAGGGCGCGTAGCTGAGTTGGTTTAGCATTGGCCTTTTAAGCCAAGGTACGAGGGTTCAAATCCCTCCGCGCCCTCCAATTTAACAATTTATCGGCTCTTAGCTCAGTTGATAGAGCGCTCGTCTGATTAACGAGAAGTCCCTGGTTTGAGTCCAGGAGAGCCGACCATGTGCCTCGTTAGTATAACGGCTATTATATCGCACTTG